AATCATTTGGGAAACAAGTTGCGTCTGGTGCTGGTTCATATCTACCTGCCATTATTTCGTTAAAGTACATTTTAGCAAGGCGCCGCGCTGTGCCTTTACTGTTGGGATCATTTTCACGATCAATCAGCAACCGATCAAGCACTAGTTCAAATGCTTCAGTTGCTTCGTCAATTAGTTTTTCTTTGTCGCCTTCGTGTAGAAAGTCGCTAATATTATCGCCAGCCCAAAAACGTTTACCTTCACGTTTCATTTTAAAACGAAGATGATCGCCTAGGTATGATTCTTTGTAGCCACCATCACCAGCCATAGCATCTAGTGCTGTTTCGTCATTACTTTCATACATTTTATTATAAACCATAATTTCTCCAAGTCATAGATAATATATTATTTTAACATCAACATTAGTTGATCACAACTGAAATATTCAGAACTTAACATTTCAACTTGCTTATTTAGGCTTGGTAAAAACTTTTCGTAATTTTCCATATACTGTATAATCTTATGACAGACTTCTTTTCTATGTACAGCGTATGATTCAAAAGATTCTGTCCATTCACTAGGATACTTAAATGTGTCCAAAGCCATTTCACTATAGCTTAAACGATCAGGAACCATAGGAATAGCATTTACTATTGCACCTTCATACCAACTAATACCTAGAGTTTCTTGTAGATTGGCACTAAACACAAGTTTAGCTTCTCCTAACAAGTTATGATATTCATTTTTAGTTAATGGATATTCCTGACAAACAACAAATTCATATTGTGGTAAGTGTTCTTTTAGATCTCTAAAAATTTCAACTTGCTTCTCAGGTGCGATGCGATGTGGAAAAAGGATAAGGTCACGCTTAGGCATATTTTTGTATTGCACCAATGTATCCCGCATATATTCCATAGGCCATCCAGACTTTATGACTTTTAATGTCATCAAAAGACTAGCTCTGTCTTCGTTTTTCCATGGATTTTCAAAAACATCGTCATTTAATAGATTTTCGAAAAACATATCAATATGGAATCGAGTAGCGAAATAATTATGATCAATGCAATGAAAAAAAGATTTTTCTGCATGCCTAACCCATGGGGCATTACCAATTAATCTGCCTAAGAAGTCTTGAGGATCATAACTACCTGCATGCCACAATGCGTGAATCTTAATTGGTATATTAAGAAGTTCACTCATGTACTTTAAATTTATGATACCAGGATGCCAAGCGTCAGTAAAAATAAAATGATCATTATTTTTTACTTTGCCTTCGCAGAAGAGTCTTCCCATTTGCTCAACTTGGCTAGCCTTGTAGATATTAGTGCCGCCAAAATTAAGAAAGGCGCCAGGAGTAGTGGCTTTAGGAATATCTTCCACACCACTAATAATTTGAACATTGTGTCCTCTCTTTCTTAACAAGGCAGGCAAGTGAACCTTCCACTCGCCTGTGTATCTTGTTTCCACTGCTTCTAAATCAACTAAAAATACATTCATTAGTATCTATCATTCGATTTATTAAATCGAGGATTTCTCCTAAATTTATTTGATTTTCTGCGTGACCATTCCTTATAATCGTTAGTCTTATAAAGATGTGCTGGATTGAATTCTATCATTGCAAAACGGCAATGATTATGCCACTCCTCCAAATCATCGAAAATTTTATTAACTTCCGGTTTCATGGTAAGATACTTTTTGAGCCAAGCAGGCTGTGCCATTTCAATTTCCTTTAAATTAATATTTGATAAATGAACCATTTTCTCCGTCTTCGGAGACTTCAATCCAAATCTCTCGATCTGGATACTTTGTGTGAATCTGAGCATATAAGTCATCGCTCATCATCTCACAACTCTTATAGTCTAGCGACAATACACCTTCGTTGCTAGAATACAATTTTTCCAACCATCGTTTGAATTGTATAAATTCCACATCTCTGTCATTGTGGGTGACACTAAGCCATACCCTAAAATGAAAAATATGGCGATGGGGATTAGCCAAAAACGAAACATCATATTCATCTCCTGTTGCTAGGTTTGGATCTGTTGCGGCTGCGGGATATTTGTGAATACCTTCTTTACGAAAGGTAACCCAAATCATTTTATTAGGACGAATGTCTTGTTTGATAGTTGTCATACTTCGGATAGCACCTTACAAAGATTATTAATTTCTTCTCTAGTCATATTATAACTGTATGTGCTAGAAAAATCAACCTCACCGTCTTTATTTAGGCTTTCTTGAATAAAATTTACAGCAATCAGACCTTCGGGTGCTATAGACTCCCATGATTCAACTTTAACCCTATAACTAAGGTTTTCTTTAACAACGGCCGATTTAATTTTTAAGGTTGGGTGTTTCATCTTAGACTTTCTAAAGTGATAATTTTACCAATTTCATTGCCTAAATTTTTATCATCAGTAACAATATACATATGATATTCAGACCTATCTTTTCTTTGATCATACGATCTAGTTTCTATAACATAGCCGCCAGATGCTTTATAAAGTTGAAATTTCATACCTTCGCTAGAAAGGTTATCTGATACAACTATATCTCTACTAACTTCTATTTCATGGTCATCTCTTAAAAGCCAATTTTTAAATCGTTGTCTAAGTGATAATTTCATTTTTTTTGCCTTTTTAATTTTATTAGGATATTTGCTTCCAGCTAGTCTACCACTAGTGGATGGTATAGTTGAATAAACAGTGTTCATTTTGATGTAATTTCTGAGTCTTGTGTATATTGATCCCAATGAGTAAACTTATCTTTATTCATTAGGCTGTGGAGATGATGAGTCCAAACTCCTGGATTTGTAGCACCCCAAGTTCTATCATCTAGTTTAAGTGTTGCATTGTAGTTAAGTTGATTAATGTAGGGAAGTTTAACACTAATCATAGGGATAAATCTAGGATATTCATTATAGCAAGATTCTAGTATACCTTCGATGTGTTCAACACCAAAGTCTAACGTTACCCAATAGTTGGCTTTTAGGCAACCAACAATAATATCATCCCATGCTTTATATTCTTCATGAGAGATGTTCTTTGGTTTAAAACTTTGGCTAGTACCAAAATAGATGTGTTTTACATCACAACGCTTTGCCCATTCAAGAATATTTTCTAATGGTGGGGTTCCTACTACAAACAAAGTGTACATACCGTGTGCTACGGTATGCTCAACTTCGTATCCAGTAAAGTAAGTTACGTTCTGACGTTCTTCTGTATTAAGCATACTGTTATGATACTATTTTTAGTTAAGTAAGTCAATACACTTTGAATAAATCAATCGTCCAAAGTGTGCTCAAGTTCAACAATTTTGTCATCATTCATATTCGAAAGATCACTCTCACTTGGCTCGGGATCTTCAAATTCAATAAAAGTATTCAAAACATCATTTTGAACTTTGCCTCTTTGTTGACCTCCTTGGAGTTCAGTCAAAAATCTGTGAGCATGTTTGAGCATACTTTGTGGATCATCACTTTCAAATAGTTCTTGTACAAATCTATCAAAATATAAGATGTTACGTGGAACCCATTCACTTGGGCTATCACTTTTCTCATCTTTTGAATTCATTTTCTTCCACTGTCTCCAATCTGGTTTGTAACGAGCACATTCCATATCCATTAATTGATTGGCACGTTGAACTGATTGAATATGTATTTCCGTATTATGTGCCATATAAAGACCATAACTAAAACTATCCCAGCTAGTTTTCCCTTCTTTACCAATTCTGTTTAAATCACCAGGTTTGTAGTAACACACGTCGCCCATAGTTAATCGATCACCGACGCTACTACGCCAAGGAAACGGAATGTCACTTCCTGCCCAAATTTTATTATCCGGAGCTTTCTCCATAATAATACTCCATTTATCTCTACGGAAACTTGGGTCAGTATACGAAAGACCATATGCAACAGCAATATATGGACTAGCACAGTCGAAACTAATAGTAAGATTTGGATTACAATGTTTACGCAATTGACGCTGTATACTTGTTAAGTAACAGGCCCAATCTAATGGTGCAGTTCCCAGGAAGTGCATCCAATTCTTATCTTTTAACATACCTTCATCACGCATTGTGATAAGTCTATTTAGGATGATTGGCATATTACACATATTTTGTGATCCCATAGCCCATCCTTCAAAAGGCAAATGCTTGACAGCATCATACCAAATGTCTGCTTCCTCTGGACTGTTGCCTTGTAACACATTTAAAAATTTAGTAGCGCCTAATCTATTTTTTGCAAAATAGTTGTTATTCCAAATTGTAGCATCTAAACAGTCTTGAAAACTTTTAAGTCCGGTCTTTTCTCTATGAAGTTCGTTACTAGCCCATGTAGGAACGTCCAAAACCATGCTCCAGTCAGCAGTTAGTTCTAACCAATTTAAAATTTGATCACGTGTCTTATTAGCACCTTTGCCTTTAAAATCGCTCCAATCAAATTTTAATACTCCTTTACCAATTTGGAATCCACCAGAGTCTCCTAAAATAATAGTGTTTTCTCTATCACGTTCTTGGATCATTGAATCTTGTTTAAGAGTTTTTTCTAAGTCTAGTTGTGCGTGACCTGCGGAATATAGACCATACTTGTAGGAAAATGCACCTTTATCAGTATCTAGAAAGTTCATACTTTCAGTGCCGTGTTCAAAACCTTTGGGAAAGCGAATTGGATCAACTGCACTTTTTGTATTATATCTTTGATTACTGATAATTTTATTGTAGAAACTACTGATAGCTGGCAAATAGACAGCATAGTCTCGTTGTGTTTTTGTGTAATCTGTTCTGTTCATGGATTAGATTCTACCTCGCCGAGATCATATTCATGATCTTTTGATAATTTATAAACTAAGTCTACTTGTTCTTGAGCACGTGATAACGCATCTAAAGCATTTTTAATTGCAGGATGTGTTTTTGAAAGATTATGTAACTCTAATTCTGCTTCTCTTTTCGTTCTGGCCCAATCCAATAAACTCTCCGCATCAGGTGTTAGTGCCACAGTAGCATAAGTCATGTTCAAATTTTTCCAGCTCATTCCATCGTTAACTTCGATCATATTCATATTAGAATTCCAACGTAACATTCCGGCACCTGCACTACCAGGACTTATGTAAGGATCACTTGACGTTCCGCCCATAACGCTTATATATTTTCCCGAACTATTAATACCTTTAATCATGATTACGCCTGTGCAGGAATAATATATTTGTAAGTAGCAATACCACTATCTAGAGTAATCATTACTGCACCAACCTCATTACTGAAGCTAATTTTAGTATTGTTTACGTCTGCAATTTTCAAGATAGATAGTATTGGTGCCACAGGCCAAGTCCAACCTTTATTTAGATTACCTACAACATTGCTAGCGAAAACAAATTCTCCTCCGTGCGTACTAGCATCACCAAAAATAAATTTTAGATTATTATTTTCAGTACGGGCTACGAATGTAATATGTTCAGTGTTAGCACCTGCCTGGAAACTAAATCTCTGAACAGAGGCAACACTGGGCTCTAACTCAACGTCCCATTTTGGAACTTTAAATTTGACACTTTTCAGCTTTTCATTAATGATTTCAGTATTCATAAATCTGTAATCATTTTTAAAATCACCGTCTTTATTTTCAAAGTGAATACCAACTGGGATTTCTTCATTATTACGGTTCACGTAAACCAATTCGATTTTGGCGTTTTCTTTATACTCACTGCCATCTAACAAAAATTTTAGTTTGTTAAGTTGTGGCATACCAAATACGCCTTTCATTTCTGGAATAGGTGCATTTGTTTCACCTAGCATGATCACTGATCGATCTTCTGCCATGCTGTCTATTTTTGTAGAATCATCTGATCCAGTAATTTTCACAATATTTAAAAATCCTAGATTGTGTGTATGTCCTACTATATCTTGTAAAATATCTTTCATTATAATCTCCTGTTGTTAATGTTAATATTATTTAGGTTAAATGTCAAATTATTTTTAATCAAAATCAAATAATTTGCTAAAGGTATTACCAGCTCCAGTGGTACTTGCAATATCCCATTCGAGAACTCCTATCAAATTACTGATTTTATTATCTATAATAGTTTCTTCCATAGCAGCATCATCAAATGGAAGTTCTTGAAACCATTTAGGTATTTTTAGTTCGTCAACTGGAAATGCAACACTTGTGTACCCTAGAGGATTCTGTTTAACTTTGCACACATATACTTTCATACCATCTACAATCTGCATACTATACTTGTCACCATTTAATGTTCTAAGAGTATTCCAATTAATACTGGCACGGACATGCCCTGGCATATTGGCTTTACCCTTTTTCTTTTCCTGATCGTGGTAGTCAGTAATATTGTTAGCACGTTTTGGACTGCCCTTCTCCCAACCAGGTCTGGCCTTCCATTCATTTCTAAATTCGACGATTCTATCTAATACTTCTGGTTCTTGCTTACCAGTTAAAACCATGGTCAATATTTCTTCTAAGAAGTCTTGCATATATTCAGGTGTGTCTGATCTTTTGAGATCTAATCCCATTGCTTTAATTTTTCCAGGTTTACCATTTATGTCAACCCTCTTACCCTCTTTATCATAAATCAAAACTCCGTATCGTTTTTTAGTAATAAAGAGTCCTTTTAACGCAACAAGTTCCCTACCACCTTTAATAACTTCTCCTCTTGATTTTGGGCAATGGAAATAATTATACATAAAATCAGGAAAGGATTCATTAACTTCCTCGGCTATTTGATCATACAATGTTACTACAGTATCTTTATTCCAAGATATATTTCCTTTTTCTATCTCAGTTTTGAGGCTACTATAAGCACTAAAATAACACGAGTCTGTGTCACCGTAAATTATGCTTTTCCCTTTATAATCATAGTCGCCAGTGATAATTTCATTAATTTTAGATGCCATATGTCTTGCTACACATCTGCCTACGAGTGTAGTTGACTGACCAATTCTCTTATCGAAGAATCGACAACCAGGATTAAGTAGAGCTCCATAAAGACTGTTTAGATTAATCTTTCTAACCATTTGTCTTTTGTCCCAATATTCTTCTTCAATTTTATTACCAGCGGCTTCTGCATCTCTAGATTTCTTCTGCATCTCTTTACGTTCAGCATACCAACGTTTTAGCAACCCAGGAATGATACCTTCTTTTTCATATGTAAAGATCGTACCGTTAGCACTTAGTATCCATGGTTTATGACTGTTAAAAATCATTTCATAAATTTCAGCACCACTATGTATAGATACATCACCATTTTCCCAATCAATGGTTACTTCTTCTGCTTTATCTTGATTAATCACAGCCTCATATTCTAAACTACCAAATTTATCTTCCCAAGACCCAGCAAAACTTTTTTTGTATAAAGTCATCTGTGTTTCAATAAATTCTTGTGTTTTAGTTTGTCTTAGCTGACCCACAATAGTTTCAGGTGCCATGTTTAATGCTCGAATAGCACTAGGATAAAGACTGTTAATATCAATTGCCCCAATCCAATCATGTAATCCTTTTTTAGGATATGCTACATATGCACCAGCTGCTTGTGTGTCGCCTTGTTCTGATTTTCTAGTTCTGCTAGGAACAATTAATCCTTGTTGATGTGATTCGTTAATGATAGCTTGCTCGGTCATAGCTACAGCACCCATTGTAGTTTGTAATAGTACTGTGTTACCATGTGCAAGTACATTGGCTAGATCTAAAAATTTTAATTTTCTATCTAATTTGTTTAACAAAGAAGTGTCTTGTCTGTTATATTCAATGAACTTTTTAAAATCGTTATTATAAAGTTGATCTAAAGTTCCTTCGTATTGCGTTTTCTTTTCACCGAGCTCTAGTTCACCAATAGCATCTAATCGATAACTATGTTGTTCTTCATACTTGTATTTTCTATAAACTTCTAAACTATCTAAATGTACTCTGCCAACCAAGTCATAAGTGACAGCCATTTTACCAAATTTTTCATATTCTCTTTTCTTAGGATAATGATCCCACAAACAGAATCTTTTAGTGTCTTCTTTGCTTAATACTTTGACAACACGGTTAACAGTATACGGAATATCGTAACCTTCCGAATTCCAACCAGTTAATACATCTGCATCGTCAATTAATGTTAGAAACGTATCTAACATTTCTGCTTCAGTTTCAAATAAAATTGTATTTGGAAAATCTTTGACTTGCTCTTTGGCCTGATCCATGGTCAAAGTTTTGGGAGGTATTGCTAAACATACTAACGTATCCATCCATTGTAGATGAACAGCGATAGCAGTGATTGGCATAAACGCATCATCTGGACTAGCATATCCACGTTCTGGATCGAAATCTACTTCAATATCAAAAAATGCGACATGTAATTTAGGGGCGTCGATACCTAAATAATTTTCTTCCAAGCATCTGAATACTGGATTAATGTCACTTTCATATAATGTATGATTACTGTGAATTTTTTGCTCTTTAGTAAATTCCTTAAAACTTCTTGTAGAAACTTTACTAAGATTTTCACCGAAGATGCTTTTATATTTTCCTTTTCCGTCAGGATAATAAAAAAGATATTTTGCAGGATAATCGATAAATTTTCTATGTCCTTTAGCATCACGTTCTACGACGTGAATGACATCTTTATCCCTATCCCAAAGGGCGTCTACATAACTCATTCTATCTCCTCTGCCACTTTCGGCTGGCAAACCAAAAAGATCATTTATGGCTGATCAAACCTTTCTCTACTATATTTAATTCTTAAAAATTAGATCAACAATTTTTTCACACATGATTGCAAAGTAAAGACATGCAGCCATTATTCCTGCTAGGAATATTCCCATTAAAATCCAATTTAAAATTATTTTTAGTATAATAGAATATATCATGTTGTTAATAAAAATCTAATATACCCGTAAGTATCAATGACGGTCATTACTACACTCATTACTACCATTCCAACACTGCCTCGACTGATACCGCAAAATATCATTAGAAAGGTTCCACTGAGCCAAAGAGGATACGTAATGCCATATGGAACATTTGGAGCCATTTGCGCAAATATAATTGCAGTGGCTAATGCAGTAAACGCATTATATGTTTCAGCAGACAGTCTCCAAGGATTAGCGTTCCAATCAGCGGCTACCCATTTTTTAGTTAGATTAAAATGGTGACGAATCTTCTGTATCATCAGAGCCTTGTGTAGTTGTAGATTTAGCAGTAGATACAGTTTGATTCCAAGGGCCAGCATGACCCGTAGTATGTACGATATCTTCCAAATCACTAAAATCTTTTGCTGTTTGTTCCCAATCGTCTTTCATCGCTGTTCGAATAGCTTTTTTAATGACGCTAGGTTTAATGTCTAGTTCTTCTGCTACTGCTTTGATAGTATCGTTTAGACCTTCTTGAAGGCTTTTGATTTCTTCTAAAGTCTGCCAACCATCTTTTACTAGTTGTTTCAATTTTGCTTGTTCTGGTGCACCGAAAACTTTGGACATGTTTAACTCCTGTGAATAGTCTATATTATAAGTTCTATTTAAAACTAAGTCAATAGGTAGTCAAACGAATAGGGCCCAAAAGCCCTATTCAATTTTTTACTTTTTTACTTTTTAAATTGTTCTAATCGTTCTTTTAACATCAGCATATATTGATCATCAGTTGGTATTTCCATTTCTTGCTCTGAATTTTTTTCGCTTTGCATATAATCCCAAACAGTAATCAACATATCTGTCGCAACAGCGATTTTTTCTTGGCACCATTCTGGTAAATTATCTCCAGGGCCAATTTCATCATCAATCCCCATTACTGCACGTTTCAAAGTTTCCAGATTATTGTCGGCCATTCCAGCTTCATCATCATACTCACCATGATCATGCATTTCATCATGTGACTCGAATAGTCTAGCTGCTAGTTCTTCTTTTTTAGATTCAGCAATTAAACTTTTTGCCTGTCGTACTAGTTGCAATGCTTCTTTTATTTTGTCTTTAGATTTTTTGTCTTTAGATTTTTTGGCTTTGGCCATTTCTTTTTCATATTCTGCTTTAGAAACTTTCTTGCCGTTTATTGTATATTTTTCTTCTTTTAATTTGTCTGAAGTAGCAGCTTTGACAGCAGTCTTTTTATCCTGACCACTGGCCATTCTACGTGCGGCTTGAACGTCATCAAAATTATGTTTACCGTCACCAGTTAAATCTTTTTTACCTTTTTTACCTTCTGCTACTGCTTCGTCATCTAGTTCAAAGTCCCCAGCATCAGCACGTTTATTACTTCTTGTGGCAGGAGAACTCTTAGATTTTTCTGGTTTCCAACCTGGGGGAGGTGCAGTGGCTCCATCTGGCGGGCTGGGAATATTTCCATCAATTTCTTTATAATCAGGATTAGTTGGACCAGGAGTGTCCGGACTCCAACGCTTGCCTTTATTTGGGCCAGATTTAATAATGTATTTGTCGCCTTCTTTGCCGCCTTCTTTCACTTTATTTCTAAATTTAAAATCATTCATTTGTCTATCTAGCTCCATTTCTCTTGGGTCCTGTTGTTGATTACCGTAATCCTGTTGAAACTTTTGGTACTGTGCTTTATTCATTACTCTGCCATTAACCGTGTAGGTAGCGTTGTCAGGATCTTTATCAACACTCCTTAATATGTTCTTATCATAACTGTTAAGACTATTTGGGTCTGAACGTAATGGAGCAGCATCCCGTGCAGCCGCAGCTTCTGCATCTTTTACTGACTGTGGACGTCTAGATAGTGCTATTTCATTATCTAATTCATCAAAAGCAGCAGCAGCTCTTTGACGTAGATCTTCTTTGATTTTTTTAGGCAGACCTTTGTGTTTAGTACTGGCAAAATCTTTAGCAGATTTTTGGCTCATTCCTTTTGCTATTTTTGCAACTTTAGGACTAGCTGCTGGCCCTCCTTTTTTAGCAGCGTATACTGCTCCTATAAGACCTTGTTGAGCTCGACTTTTTGATGGCATAACCTATTCCTTTATTTTACAATATTTATCGTTTTACTAAACTGCCGCCAGTAAGTAAATTGGCATCCATATCTAATGCGTTTTTAACGGTGCCATCTTTATTTTTAGAATTTTTTACTTTTTTATTAGGATAAACTGCCCCAACAGTGACGTCGGCTGCAGATGTTGATCCTTGTGTAGGAGATTCCATTATTGGTTCCGGAATACTAATAGTTTTCCCATCTGGTAATCCTATTGAATATCCCCCTGGAATTACATTTTTAACCACTCCTTTAATAGTCATTCCTTGATAATTGACATTAATCATATCACCAATTGAATATCTTCGTTTTTTAGGTTGAGCAGTATCAGATGAACTTTTGTCTGATGGCGTATTAAATGCAGACCCTTTACTTACATTGCGTGTGACTATTTCTTTACCAGTCTGTCTTGTTGCGCCTTTTTGAATCTCTTTACCAACTTGTTTCTTGGTAGTTGCTTGTAATTCTTTTCTAGCTAAAATTGGACCAATAACCCATTTGGAAGCACGTAGTAACGGAATAACTGTAGCAACATCTAATGCAGCTTCGCCAGTAGTGTAACCAGGTCTAATTTCTGAACTTAAAAAATTAACAATATCTTTTCCGTATTTTAAAGCAGTCGACGGTTCAATACTCAGTGCATCTGCAACATCGCCTGCGGTCAGTGAAGTGTCACCCATTTTAAGCAACTCTGCATCACGAATTTCATCTTCATTTAAAATGTTTTCTAAAAGTTCATTAATTTTCATTTTATATCTCTTTATCAAGTTATTTAATTAGATGTCTATATTTTTTGTCGGATATTCATCATTAGGTAATGGCATTCCTTTTTTCTTCCAATTATCTGGTGGTTTAGTATTTTTGTTAAACAACGGACGTTGAAAATCTTTCTCTTTCTCTATAGTCTTTCCATATTGATACAACTCAGGATTTTTCAATATTTCACGAGATTTTCTTGGAGTAGTATATCCAACCAATTGATCGTCACCTTCATCTGGAGATATTGGATTGAAACCTGGGGTTATGTCTTTTAATAAAGCATCAATCTCTTTTTCTCTTTTTACCAAATCAGCTAATCTTTTTTCTACAGAATCTCTGTCTGGATCTACAACATCATTTTCATTAAGTAATTCAAATATTTTCATTATTTTTTTCCGCCTTTCATATTGGCCAACCAATGTGCCATGCGTTGCTTTTCACCTGATGAATTTTTGGCAGTCTTACGAAGACTGCTAACACTGGCTTTAGTATTAACACCCATACGTTTAGCCAGACCTTTGCGTCCAGGATTTTTTCCATCAGCAAAATTTTCCGCCATGCCTTGCTTGTTTTGATCTAAAAATTGTTGTACTGCTTGGAGATGATCACTACCAGCTACATATACACCCGCCTTCCTTGTAGCTAAGAATTGATCACGTAAGTCATTTACAGACTTTGCTACACGGCCTGCACGGTAAGGATATTCCGCCCAGTTATCAGGGAACATCAGTTGTTCGCCTTGAGTAAAAAACTTTCTGACATTCTTTTCTGTGGCAGGCACTTGACTCATTTCTACAAAATCATACGGTCCCTCGCTGACAGATTTTAAAAACTTTTGTAATGTTTCTGCATCAAATTCACGATCGGGAAAATAATTTGTGCTGGGTTGTGTGTCCAATATTCTATCAAATATAGTAGAGTTGGGATCAAAACCAATCTTGCCTTCTACAGTATCATTCTCTTTTATATTAGAAAACAGCACATATAGGAATGGTGCAGGATATCCTTTGATGGCAGGCGATAATAAGTCATCGTCCCAACTTCCCTTGTAATCGTCGATAATGCCTTTAGTAAGTTTGCGATCCATGCCGTTGCCTTCATACCAGGCACCGTGGCGTTGGGCAATGTCTTGTACTTGTTTGGCCTCTTGATCCGACAACTGTAACCGCTTGCCATGTTCTTGGCCTACAATGGCCACATTGTCGCCTATGAATAGAACCTTGCTGCTTTTGGCAAGACCTTTGCGTCCAGGATTTTTTCCATCAGCAAAATTTTCTTCAATGTCTTTATCACCACTTTGTTGTACAGCGATCATTTTCCCTCTGTCTAAACTTTGTAGTTTTTGTGGTTCGTGTTTTTGTTGACCTTTAACTATTTCTATAGCTCGCTTAAATCCTTTTAGAACAACGTCGAGACCATCCTCATCTGCTTGATACTTAATACCAACACCACCTTTAGCTTCCCATGCACTGATGTTACTACCTCTATCATCAATTAAAATATTTGGAGTACCGTCTGCTTGTACTGCATATTTGGCTTTATTGGGTGTAATTATTATTTCTTTAGGTTGTATTTTTAAATATTTTTTAATCCATGCCTTTTTCCATTTCTCACTCCCAGCATGGTCTCCCCTTAATGGACTTGAGCATATATGATAATGACCAAAAGTTTTTACAATCATATCTACTAATGCATCAGCACTGGGAAATTTGGGTAATCTAAAAAAGAAATCAGTACCTATCATTTTATCTAAAGTAGGATCTACTTTGGCTGGAGGTATAGATCTGTAATCACCGGAAGTGACTCCTGCAAGTTTAGCATACTCGGCAAAGAAGTCTGCAATAACTCCATCCATATCTAAATAAACTTCTGGTTTAGACATTAACAATCTCCTCTCCTGATTGCATTGCTAATTTTATTGCCATCTCCGCCTCTTTCTTGTTTTTAAATTTTCTTTTCTTGCCACCTATGAGCAATACTATTTCATTATTCTCTATATTATCTGTAGAACTAATGTTTCCTGTTAAATCGGATCTGACTCTGTCATAGAAATTTCCAATAGAAGAACCTATATCAGAAATAGTTCTTGACACGTTATCAGTATCTAAAACAGATTTTGCTGTTGGAGCAGAAGCAACTGCGACAGATTTCGGTAGTGAAACATCAGTTTTTCCGTCTCTGCTTCTAGGTTGTGAAGTTCCACTCTTTGCCATAGCTATTGCAATGTATTCACCTACAGTAGGAGCCTTAGGATTTTTTCTGTCTCTCCAATGAGTGTTAATAGATCCATCTTTGTTAACTGCGCCTGGTCCGCCGTAGTATGCTGCGTACACTTTAGCAGGATCTCCATCATATTTTTTATAATAATGTGCTAATAATGCATCACCTGCAGCCTTGTTTTGTTCTGGATTTTGTATATCATAATCTTTTGGTATTATACCAGTTTTTTGCATCCAACCAAATGTTGATGGAAGAATTTGCATTGGACCTATAGCACCTGCATAATTAGGTTTGTCAGTTTTTGCTTTCCCATACCCACTTTCAGTTCCGTGAACATTACTTTGGATTGTAGCAAGTTCGTCACTATTTTTTTGAACAGGGTCAGCTTTAGTGTCTTTATTTTCAGCAAGTAACTCAGTAATCTTCATATTACCATTTCCTACATGACCAATAACGTGCTTTATCTCTGGGCCCAGGATTATCACAATTATGTCTTGCTCTAAAACTCCTGCGTCTTGCAGGATTTGATTTTTTAATCTTCATATTAGGATCACCAAAGTTAACCTTAACTATGTTTCCTTTTGAATTTTTAACATAAACTTTGAATTTTTTAACATCACCACGCATAGGTTTACCTAAAGGTACACTACGACCCTGATATTCCGCCTCATCTAATTGATGATCTTCATTGTACCAAAGTTCTCCGTATGCTTCGTAGAATTCATCACCGTCATATGTTTCTTCTAAACTTTCATTCTTTTTTCTACCTTGACAGTGAGCACGTTGACTAAATCCTTTAGGACTGTCGCAATTAATGCTGCTCTTATATTTTTCACTCCAACTTTCTGTGATGAATTCAGTAGCTCTCATGTTAAATCCTTTTCTCACCTGTTAGATATGGTTTGCTAAACCAAAGTTTAAACCATTCTGGAGTACCAGGTTTAATATCGTGTTGTTTCATTAATTCTGCATTATTATTTGCTGTATGACTTATGTTAATATCTCGCTGACTTAGTTTATACTCTTGTAACCTTGCCTGTCCGTTTATTCCTCCCATACCAGAAAGTATTTTTAATTCTTGTATAGGATCTTTTGGATCCAAGTAACAGTCGTCGTCACTGGATTGATTAATATCTTGACTAGTTACTCTGTATTGTTTCATTTTAATGTTGCTCTTAGCATCCAGCTGTGTTTATTATGTGCATCTTGTCTATTGGCTAAAAAATCACTTAGGCCATATTCGTTATATTCTTCTGAAAGTCTAAAAGTGAATTTAAAAATCTCTGACATTTTCTCACTGTCTTGTAATAGTTCAATGACCATTTCTTTTGCAGACGGGACAACAGTTTCGTCTTCGATAGCACTCAGCATATTGAATCCAATTAAACTACCAGGTGTATAAGCATTTATTTTACGTATATTTTCTGCAAAATCATCAATACTAGCATATACTTCCTCATAAATTTTTCCAAACAATTCATGATATTGTTGAAAATTTTCGCCTTCAACATTCCAGTGAAAATAATGTGCTTTTAGATAAAAACTAAATTCACTAGCAAATGCAATTTTTAGAGCTTGTTGTAATTTTTCCATCTTTATTCCTTAGGCACACAATTTGGTACAGTTTTGCCATTTTTCTTTTTGGTTCCCACAGGCTTATATCCTTTCCAACAAGGATTGTCTTTTGGATCTTTTAAACCTTCCGCTATGTCAGGATCGCCGTATTCTTTTGTAACCTTATCCATTAAAAGTTCTATCATTTTATCTTCATCATTTAATAGTTCTGTCATTCCCTTAGCAGCTAATTCATCTGCTAACTCATTAATCATATCTTCTAATGTATCTGATACACCAGTGCCTAACAGTCCGTGCATAGCATCAACTAACATTTCCTCATCTTCAGATTGCGCAATACGATGTAGTTCCATATCTATTTCGTTATTGAAACCTTCCGCCACACCCTGCTTTGTTCTAGCTATCAACATTGATAGTAGTTTTTCAGCCACCCTCTCTGGATAATCTTCATATTGTCTACCCAGATCGTATTGCAATTCATCAAATTCCTTTTGAATATAACGACCAACAGGATGCGTCACTGTATTGCCTGCATCTACAATTTTTAAAATGGTATCTTCATTGAATTCTGGACTGTTTACTACCTTGGCAACTTTCTGCATCAAGGCATTGTTATCAACACTAGGACTCATTCTTGAAATAAACTTGTCACGTGGGGTGTTTGTCATTTCTCGACCGCCTTCCGCCACGCTTTTACTTTTATGTTTTTCGTAACCTTGCTTTTGCTCTTTCTTTTTATCACGATGAGCACCTGAGCCACTAGTCTGTTGATTTTTGGCAACAAAGTTGCGAGGTTTCACTGGAGCTTTTACGCCTTTTTTATTTTCTAATAATATTTCAGTGATTTTCATTTTAATTTCCTAATCTGTTTTAAATTTTCTACAATTATGCGTAAATCAGAAAGCTGTTCTCTTAGAGAAGCATTTAATTTATCTACTTGTTTGTCTGTTTCGGGAGATTGTCCTGGAACCTTCTTTGCTATTTGTTTTTTAGCGACTGGTTGTTTTGCTACCACATTGGTAGCTGGAGTTGCTTCTTCTTTATCTAAGTTCATAGCTTTTCTAACAGCTTGATAAAGTGTAAGCCCATTTACAGTAATATTAGAGTCGACACCTGTATATTCTTGAAACTTTTGTTCATTGCCAGAAATCGCAGCTTCTCTAGCTTTAGTGCCACTAAATCCTTGTATACCTGTGCTTTCTGGATCTCTATCTCCAGCACTAATGTAGCTCATGTGAACGAAATCTCTTGCGCCAGATGGATCAGTGCTACGAATAGGGCCGCTGTTCCAACCATTTAGTAATTTTTCAATACTACCTTTTTCTTTGCCTAATCTATCACTACCAGCAACAAATGCCATATTCCTAAAACCTTTGCTATATAGCCAATTAGCAGCGTAAATTGGACCTTGAACAAAATCAGTCACTATTCTTCCTGCAGCATTTGGATATATTTCTGCTATAAACTTTGCTTTAGTAGATGGGTCTAGCGGATCATCAGTTCCAACACTGTTACTTAAAAAGATAAATGCGTTTTCACCACCTGACTCTAAAGTCTTGTTTATTACTAATCCATGACCTAATGTAGGTGGATTCATTCTACCGAAACAAAACACAGCTAAAGGCATTTGTTTCTTTTGAGAAACTTCTTCATCGCTGACTTTGTGTTTAGCAAAATTTGCTCTACTAAATCCTAATCTATCAATTAATTTTAGTTTATCTTTTCCAGAACCAAATACATATCCTTCGTGTGCATTAACGCCGTCAGTGATAGCAATTATTTCGCTACCTTGTTGTTGAGCATCTATCTGTTGTTTAATATTAGTTTTAAGTTCTGTGATAGCTGCCCACATTGACCATATTCCTAATAGTCCAGGTCCGCCACCATCTTCTTGATACAACCAACCATCTTTATTAGTTCCCAGCATTTTTTGCGCCGCTGAGTCAGTTAGTCTTTCTTTTAAAAATTCTAAAAATCTCGGAACAATGTTTCCTGATATGTCATCTTCTTCTAACATACGTGTAATAAATGGGCCCATGGCAGTTATTACACTTTTAGATTTCATTTCTGTTAGATCTTGAATAAATTTATCTACTGATGATTTGTGTTGACTAATAATTTGTTGAGTTTTATTGGCTAAATCTGTATTAACTGCGACCCTAGGTTTATCTTTCATTTCTCCTACCATGAAAGTTATTCCACCATCGTCATTCAATCCTTTAAGACCTACTAATGGTTGGTCTGATTGACCTAATCCAGGTATAAAAGTATGTACAGCAATACCGCCAACACTTCTAGCAATTTTGTCACTTAAAGTATTACCTCTGCCAGGAGTATCATCTATTTTTACTCTATACTCCACAGTATTTGGTTTAAAAACAAAATATCCATTATCTGTTTTAGGAGTTCCAGTCCACATTAGATCTCCCATCCAGTATTGATCACGAACATTAGGAATTACTTTATCTAATGCAGGTCTTAATACACTTTCTTGTTCCCAAAGACTAGTTCTATTAGCATCACGTTCTTCATCATATGATCTAATACTAGTAAAATTCATTTTACCTTTAGAAATTTTGTCATACATGTGTTTGTCTACAAACACTAGATTACCTTTTGAATCTCTGCCAAATACTACAGCAGGAAATCCGTCCCATTTAACACTAACAGTGCTGGGGTCTTTCTGTAAATTTATTAAGTCTTTTAGAACTCTTTCTGCGCCAGCACTGCCATTAGAGATAATAAGGTCTTCTGGATGGTCAATGCCTTCCATTATAGCTTTTTTGCTGGAGTTGAAGAATTCTAATAATTTCATAGCTATATTTATTGTATTTTAATTTGGAAAGACTTGACGCATTTTTGCTGGATCTTTGGCTAAAGCGTCTTTAATTCCCGAAATACTTGACATATCTTTAGCAGTAGCGGTTGGACCTAGCAATATTTTAGCTATATCGTTCTTGTTTATAGCAACTACTTCGTCAGTTTCTCTATCTACGAGTCCTCTATCTGGACTGTATTGTAAACTACCTTTTTCCTCGCCAGTTTTAGGATCTGTGAAAGTAGATTTGCTGGCTAATTTGACTAATGTAGGATATACATCTGTAAATAGTTGTCCACCTCTCATTCCAGGATCTCTAGTAAAATCATGTGAATGTAGTTCCCAAGAACTTTCAGGTCTAACAATTAAATCAATAGAATAACTTCTACCATTATCTGAATATTCTACTGTAAGTGTGCCAGGATCAGTGGGAAAGCCACTCTGAGTCATATATGATGCCAAAGCCCATTTACTAGCACTCAGTTCTAGTCTAGCTTTTTTATTAGGATCTGCTAGAGTAGTTGCCATGGCTTTTGGACCTAAAGGTTTTTTACTCGCAGCGTTATATGATTCGATGTCTGGTGGAAACTGCTTTAAAAGTTGCATAGGGTCAATCATAATATCTATGTCCCCGCTATCTTCTCTACCACCGCCACCATAAGGATGTTCAGGATCAAAACTTCCTGCACCGCCAGCAGTCCAACCTGCTTTAAGTCCGGCTTTTTTTAAGATAGGATTTAAAACAGATTTAGCTTTTAGAAATACATCTTTATTGACTCTCGAAACTTCTATCCCTTGTCCTGCTAGACGTTTACCGCTTTCTAATAATTCTCTTATTTTCATATGCCATACCTATTCTTTTTCTTTTTAGCAACAGGACTATGCGTGTTAATACTTTTTAGTTCATCACTATCCAAATTACCATGATTTAAATCTTTATAACTGGCTCCTGCAGCCTTGTAAGCCATTTTTAATTTTTTTTGATCTTCCTCGGAATAAGGATGTGCTGTTTTATATTTCCCTATCCAACTTTTAGCATCCATGTCTGGTACTGATTCGCCATCAGTACATGCAGCAGCCATCATAACTCTATATTGAGTATAATCACCGCTCCATTTTTCACCATCTGAATAAATGTGCAAACCACGAGTAGACTCTCGTTGTCTTTTGGTGATCTTGCCATCTTTAGATTCTAATAGTTCACTTATTTTCATCGTTATTCCTATTTCTATTAGCCACAGCCTTTGTGCTAAAATCTAACATATTTAAAGGGTTCGCAATTCTAAACGCTTCTTTATCTACAATGTCCTGAAATTTTTCTTTTGCGCTGGGATAGGGTATTCTAGTTCTAGGTGTTAATAAATCAGTGCTGTCTACATTGGCACCAATTTCTGGAGTCCTGCTACCAATCTTATAACCTCTGTTTTGAAAATCATTAGATATTGTAGCATAATCGTTGGAGGCTTTGCGATATGCATCTGTACCACCAAATCTTTTTAGATCTTTATCTATGTCGTATGTTGGAGGTTCCATACCATATTTTTTTCTAAAGGCATTATCAGCATGATATTGTATAGTTGCTTTTTCAGTTCCAACATCTTTTATTGTCATTGGATTGAAAGGATTGGGTTTATTTTTTAAATCATATGCAATATCACCAATTTTAGTGGATAATTTTTTAGGAGCAGTTTTTGACAGTGTGTTAACTGCGGCAAGAGCTGGTGCTTTGAATATACCAGTACCAATCAAATCCTCTGGACTAACAGGTGGAAGTTCTAATGCCTGTTCTTTTTCTTTTTTTCTGCGAGCTTCTGGATCAGTTCTCCAGTCTTTTTCAGTAGGCATCACTGGTATGTTAATGTCTCGTTGTAATGCTCTTCTTAACTCGTCTTCTTTATTATTTTTAAAAGGAGCTTGCTCCATAAATTCTCTTGCTCGCATTAGAATAGTCCTTTAACAAACTCAAGTCCTTGAGCAACTTTCTTTTTATCATCTTCTGCACGAGCCTTAGCTTCAGGAGTTTCTGCTTTATCGCGTTTACTAGCAGTGATATCTTTCATGGCTTTTGCTTCATATATTTCTAAAAATTTGTTTATAAAGTCATTTGAATTAGCATAATTTGACAAAGCACCTTTACCATACATATCATTTAGTTCAAAACTACTTGCTATGCCTTTAACAGCATTAACTAAATTACTGATTTTAATATCTTGTGTGTTAACTCCAGGATGCTTTTTTAACAACGGATCAATATATGGTTTGGTGACTCCTAACAATTTTGCTTCGTGCATGAATATATCATAAACAAACGTTTCGATATTAGAAGTAACTGTTTGTAGTTCATAATCTTTTCTAGTAGGAGTGTATGGGAGTCTTTGCCCATCTCTAACTTTAATTTGAGCTCCACTGTGTTGTATACTCATCAGTAGTAGTTCACCCAAAACACTGAACATATTTCCATAAAGTAAACCTTTTAGTCCTCTTTCAGGAGTGACTCTATATCTTCCCCATTGTTCTAATGGAACTGGATGTGGCATTAAGTCTACTTGCACATATTGATCATTGCCTATAGAGAAAATTGGATGTCCTGGTTCACTTTCTGGATGTATATAGTTTGGTTTGATAGTTTTTACAAATTCATCTTCTAACTTATGCCAAAAAGTCTGAACCTGTGCCATAGTTAGTCCCGCGTTTTGTTCTAATGCAGGAACTACTATTTGTAAATCTACATCACCATAAATTTTATCTTCTGGGTCTACGTCATGATAAGCACTACTGCCTGTAGGAGCGCCAATACGTATACTGGGAATATCTTTTTCTTTTAAAAAAGAATTAAAATCAACAGCAAATTTTTGTGCTATAGATAAGGCAGCTTTTACTATCTGTGGTTTTATCACAGTGCTTTGTGTTACTTTGGTGTCCCAGCCACCTTCTAATAATTCTCTTATTCTCATAATTATTCGTAAATATTAGGGTTGGCTCTGCCAAAGTCTCTCATTAATATCCCTGCTACACTATTTGCTTCGTTTTCTTGATCACTACCAGTTTCCCCTGCGTAAGGATCGTCCAAGTCACCTTCCAAATCTTGTTTGTAGTGGGTTAGTTCGTGTGCTAGAGTTCTGAGTATGTCAGCAATATGCCGACCTTCGATAGCTAAAATTATTTTATTTTCACCTGGTTGATAACCGCCAAATGATTTATATTTTGCTGAATAGCTTTTATCAGTCACTAATTGTATTTCTGGAAGTTCATTTATTTCTAATACATCAGCACAATACTTTAAGAAATCATTTAATATTTCTCGACGGTCTCCTAGGGAATACTCTAATAATAAATCTTTTACTTTCATTTTATATAATTCTCGGAAGCAATCTTGTGCAAATTATTGATGATATTTTCCCTCATTTTTTTAGGGAATAGTTTGTTTGGATCTTTCTTAAATTCTTTTTCTTTATAGAATTCTAAGCAGGATTTTTTAACCATTTCAGAAAGATCTTTGGTTACGTCTTTGCCCTTACGCATTTTTTCAATGATAGGAAAAAGGTCTTGTTTGTAAATTTGATCATTGTCTAATATAAATGCCATAACTTCTTTCTGCATTTCTTCGTCGACAAGTATTTCTTCTTCTACTTTGGTGCTTACACTAAAAAATTCAACCAGTTTCATATTTGATACCCTAAAAAGTAAACTCAAAAGCCCATTGAATGGCCCAATGATAATGTGCTATCATTGTATTTATTTGATTTTTTATCTTAGTGATTGAACAAGATTTGGCGTAAAACGCCTTGATTGACTGTTACTTTAGCACGAATCCAAACAAAATTCCCAGAAAAATTGTGGAAAGTATTGAAATTATTAGTTCCGTCGAAAGTAGTTAGAGTACTAGTTATATCTACCCAGTCACCTTCGTTGGGCTCTTCAGCTAATGTCGCTTGAATTACAATAGAGCCTCTAAAGTTGTTATTTTCACCGTAATTAATATTATCTGTTTCTGGCCAAGGAACATAAGTGACTGAATGGAAGCCATCTCCATTATAATAACCACTTCCTTCTTCTTTATTGCTAAAAAGTATAGCAGACCCTACAGTCCCAACAGGATGCTTGACTGTGCTGGCATTAATACTGTTTCTGTTCGAATCAGTATCTACATTAAAATAAAAAACTTTACTTGATCTTGGCATAGTAGTATATTTACACTATTTCAGTATCTAACACATATTGCTCAGTTCTAGATATCGCGTTACCTAAATACATGGTGACCATCATCAAAGTTTTAGGATCTTTGACATATAGGTAGTTATTGAAACAATACCCGCGGTAGGATCCGGTGAAAAGCTCTTTAGTTGCTCTAGGAATAATAATAGAATCTGAATAATTCTCTGTCCATTTTAAAAATTGGTCAGTGGTATTTCTAGAAATTTTCTCTAAAGAACTGATATAGGATTTGAATCTAAAACCTTGATTAGGTAGTTTTTTACAAATTATTACGTTGTTATTTTTTTCTAAGAATGATTGTTCTACGATTGATTTGGGTTGCCACAATCTAAGAAATTTCTTAGGAAATCTTAGTTGAACTTTTTCTAGAAGAGAAGTATCATTAGTATAGATGTTTAATGTATCTCCCTCTGCTCTAGTAACAAAGTCGTGTTCTAGTTTTGCATCTTCGAGAAAAAATGCAATTTTTAATATATTCTCTTTATTATCAACAGCTCTATTATGTAATCTGTTAGCAAAATTTCGTACAGACATATTTTTGATATCTTCTAAAGATAGTCTTTTTAGATAACAAATTCCAGGTTCAGTTAATTCTATTTTAAAAAGCCATTTATTATAGAATAATTTTTTTGTAGTCTCAATCTTCAACAGGAGCCTCCAACAAATTTTGGCTATTACTTGTAGGCAATGGGTCCAAATAATTAAATTCTAATTCATTATTACTAAAATCTACCTTTACAACACCGCCATTAATCAAGTTGCCAAATAAGATTTCTTTACTCAATGGCTTTTTAATTTTATCATCAATAACTCTTAACAATGGTCTAGCACCCATGGCTGCATTGAAGCCTTTTTCTACTAAATGATCTTTAGCAGATGACGAAAGTTGTACAAATACATTTTTATCTGAAATTAATGAGTTAAGATCAGTTATAAACTTGTCTACAATTTTTACCATAGTGTTGTATTCTAGTTTATTAAATGAAATCACACCATCTAGTCTATTACGGAATTCTGGAGCAAAGAATTTAGTAACAGCACTTTGCATTTCTTCTGTTTTTTCATTATTGCCGAATCCTATCTTCTTTCTTTCAGCATCAGCAGCACCTAAATTAGATGTCATAATGATAATAGCATTTCTACCATCAGCCTTTTTGCCGTTGCTACCAGTAACGAACCCATTGTCCATTAACTGTAGAAGAACATTACTAACGTCTGGATGCGCCTTTTCAATTTCATCTAATAGCAAAATACAGTTCGGATTTTCTTGAAGATGTGTAATCAATTGTCCAGCATTATCGTCAAATCCAACATACCCCGGAGGAGCTCCAATAAATTTTGCTACGGCATGCTTTTCTTGGAATTCACTCATATCAAACCTAGTAAGATGTATGCCCATTTTTTGACTTAACACTTTTGCAGTTTCAGTCTTACCACATCCAGTGGGACCTACGAAAAGGAAACTTCCAATTGGTTTGTTAATACTTTTTAAACCTGCCTGAGCAATATAAATTTTATCTAATAAAAGATCTAGTGCCGAGTCTTGACCAAAAACTTCATTTTTAATTTCTTTTTCTAAATTTTTCAATACTTTAGTTTCTTTTGCCGCCACTTGCTCTAAAGGTAAGTTTGTCATTTTAGAAACTTCAAAAACAACTTCGTCATGATCTACGATGCCATTTTCTTCGTCTCTAACTTTAAACCTAGCACATGCACAGTCTATAATATCAATAGCTTTGTCAGGTAATTTTTTATCACTCATATATTTGATACTATATTTTACAGCATCAATAATAGCTTGATTGGTAATAGTACAACCATGATGCTTTTCATAATACTTTTTTAATCCTTTTAGGATTTTAATAGAAGTTTCTTCATCAGGCTCGCCAACAGTAACACGTTGGAATCGACGCATTAGCGCACGATCCTTTTCAAAGTGCTTACGGAATTCTTCCCAAGTAGTACTAGCAATAACTTTTAGTCCGCCCTTACTTAATGCAGGCTTCAACATATTAGCCATGTCTTGACTTTGACCACTACTTGCACCTGCACCATTCATCATGTGCGCTTCATCAATAAAAAGAATCGCTTTCTTTTTCTTTTGAATAGCAGTTAAAACAGTTTTTAGTCTTTCTTCAAAATCACCTCGATACTTGCTGCCTGCGAGCAATGCACTAATGTCTAAATTATAAACAGTGTAGTCTTCGATAAATTTCGGAACTTTGCCTTCTACAATTTTTCTAGCTAAACCTTCTGCAAGAGCAGTTTTACCTACTCCTGGGTCGCCAATTAACATGACATTGGATTTGTGTCTTCTAGCTAAAACTAGTTGCATTTCCTCTAATTCTCTATCTCTACCAATAACTGGATCAATCTGTTTCTGTTTTACTTTATTGTTCAAATTAACACAGAAATTATTGATTAGAGCTTCTAATTTACCTTCGGGAATAGTTTCTTGATCAGACTCTAAAGTAGAAATATTTTCTTTTTGTATATATTCTAGGAACTTTTCTTTGTCTACACCGTTAGATCTTAGATAATATAATGCGTGACTTTTCTTTTCATGTAAAATACTAATAAAACAATCCATAGGTTCGATGGTAGTTCTACCAGCAAATAGGGTTTGTGTAAATGCTCTATTCAGCATACGTTCCACACTATTTGTTTTCTTTGGTCTTACTGGTCCGTTAGAGTCAACAATGGTAGTTAAGTCATGCTCTATGTAATTTTTGAGCTGATTTTTAATTTCATCAATATTGGCTCCAAAGTCCTTCAACAAATTATAGAAAGGATCATTTGATACCATGCTATACAAAAAATGCTCTAGCGTAATATATTGATGTTTATTTTCTACAGCAAGTTGAATTGATTTTTCAAAAATTTCTTGCAGCTCTTCATTTGGTTCAAGCATATCGATTTACCTTTTTAGATTTTTTAACAGCCATAGCCCACTTTAAGGTACTTAGCCGGTCTTTGTATACTATTCCATTTAAATGGTCTAATTCATGTAAAAAACAAACACAGTCGTAACCTTCAAATCTGTTAGTTTGTTCTTCCCCGTCACTGTTTTGATATTTTGCAATTATCCATGATGGTCTTTTAACTTTAGCATAAATTATTGGAAAACTCAAACAACCCTCTTCCAATTCTCTAAGATCTGAACTAGCATCTAATATTTCTGGATTAAAAACTCCAAAACTTTTTTCTGGCATAAGTGCATGGCCCATTACAAACATTCTAGCTCTTACGCCAACTTGTGGAGCCGCAAGTCCCATACCATTGTTGGCAAACATCGTTGACAGCATGTCTTTTTCTAATTCTTTGGGAGTTATTATTGGATTTTCAAAATCAAATTTTGGCATTACTTCATCTAAAATTGGATTCGGATATTTTACAATTATCATTTTATTTTAAATTCTTTATTTGATCTAGTTTAAAAGGATCATTTATATTAGGAATACTGACGTTTATTCTAACATATAATTTTCCAATATTACCATTTTGATCCCTCATACCTTCATTTTTTAGACTTAATGTAGTATTGGGTTGTGTTCCTGCAGGGACAGTTATTTGTAATTTTCTTTTATCTAAAGTAGTAACATTAACTGAAGTTCCTAAAATAGCATCGAAACAATCCACAGTAACATCTGTTAAGAGATTAGAACCATCTCTAGAAAATACTGGGTGAGGAACAATGTGGGCCATTATTATTAAATCTCCAGGCGGAACAGATGAAATTTCATCATCGCCCATCCCTGTATATCTTATAGCCATTCCATTATCTATACCTGGTGGTATAGTTATGTTTACAATTTTTTCTTGCCCACTAGGATATCTAATAGACAAACTTTTGTCCACTCCTGTATATGCTTCTTCTAAACTTAGATTTAGATTCACATTAAGTGTTTTATTTTTTACAGGTTGTCTATTTGTTCTAAAAGTTGGACCATTTGGTCCAAAACCAAAATTAAAACCAAAAGAATTGAATATATCTTCCATATTATCAAAATGTGGACCACCTTGATATCTATGATGACCTTGATTTGGGTTTAAAGGATCTACTCCTGAGTCATACATTCTTCTTTTATCATCATTACTCAGAATATCATACGCTTCATTGATTTCTTTGAATCGTGCTTGATCCCCGCCTCTATCTGGATGATGTTGCATTGCGGCTTTTCTAAAAGCCTTTTTTATATCTTCACTTGAAGAAGAGCGATTAACGCCTAAGACACTATAATAATCTTTCATTGCATTATTATATAACAAAAAAAGGCAACTGTCTAGTTGCCTTTTGAAAATAAAAAATTTTTATACCACTTGTGCAACTGCATAAACAGCAGTAACTAACATAGTTTTGGTTTCCAAATCACTGCATTCTTCGTCCAACCTGTCAGTCCTTACCAAATCTAACATTAGTTCCTTATATTCGCTTTCTGACATTTGTCCATTTTGATATTGCTGTAAAAATGATAATGCCATATTAGCTCTTTCAGAAATTGCCGGATCTGGACTGCCAGTTAATGCTTGTAATTGATCTAACATTTAAAATCTCCCTAATATTGCTTCAGCAGCTCTAGAAGATTGTTTTTGTAAAACTTTTTTCTTCCCTTCACAATATATTTTAGAGCCTTCTTTTTCTTTAGAACGTTTTTGCCAGTCATCCAACGTTTCTTTCATGGGCTTTATAATTTTGATAACATCTTGTTGTCTAAAGCCTTTACTTTGACTGTATAATTCAAACCACTCAACTTCGGCCAATATTTTTGTTGAGTCAGCATACTGTGTGTTTGGTTCACAAGAAATATTTTCTATTTTTTGACGAACATTAATTATGCTGGCGGACTGATTATCGTCCCAAAAACTTGGAATAAGTGTTTTGATAGATGCACAGCCCGACAACGATACTGCGATAATTGCAGCCAGTATCAGTTTTTTCATTTCTTCTTAGCATCCTCTATTTTAGTTCCTTCAAATTTTTGACGAACTTTGACTTTGGTGCAGTTTTGTTTTGGCTTTTTAGTTTTAGGATCGATAACTGGCTTACCATCTTTGCCCTGTACATCGACACATACTGTTTTTACTTCTGGTGCCGCTTCATTTTTTGGCTCATCTTTGGCATATGCTGTGCCAAAAGCCATCATACCTACTAATATTGCTGTTGTAAATAATTTCATTTTAATCTCCTTAGATTACTTCATCCTGCTGGGGGGCAGGTCCCTTCGGTGCCGGCTTAGTCGGCATATTGAACACTCTTGGTGGCAGCGCAGAGGAATGTTCCGATTTTTTACTACTAGAATAAGCATTTGCTCCAAAGAACGCTGCGACTAATGCAGAGATAGCAACGAAGTAGGTAGGAGCAATGTCACCGATAATAGTTGCTGCCTTATCTAAACCAAATGCTGATGTAATCATAATAGTAGTTGGATATAATAGCATACCAAACAATGCGAACCAAGTCATTTTACGCATGGCATCTCGTTGTGCATCTGCATCTTCTAGTTCTCTACGCTGAAATTCCAAATGCATTTTTATCTCATCTCGAGATAATAATCCATCACCGTTTGTGTCTGCTTGATCTAATTCAGATCCTCTTTCTATCCTTAATCCCATATTTGCCGCTCCTTTAACACTTTTAAAACTTATTTTACCTCTTCAAAAATCTCTTTTTGTGCATTGTACCATTCTATCCAGCTATCCACTTTTATTTTACACTCGTGATATTGTGCATAGTTGTCTGTAACAACACTTAGTATCTTGCTAAGTTGTTTAGTATCTTGCTCTACAGTTTTTAATGCTGGACAAGTCTTCATTAACTCTGGAGGTACTTCGGGGAAATTCCTTTTGACAGGAACAGTAGTAGAACACCCTACTAGAAAAATTATTGGAAGAATTAGTGATAATTTAATCATTTCTTTTCTTCCTCCTCTTTAGAAACGTCATCTTCTTTCTTTAATTCGCCTTTGGCAGCAGAATTTAATATCTCTATAGCTATAGGATCAACTTCGCACTTAGCATCGATTATTTTTTCTTTTTCGACGATAATATTTCTAATTACTTCCTGTACTACTTTGACTTCTTTAATTTTTTCTACGATTTTAGTTCGAATCTCGATGTTCTTTTCTTTGGACTTTTGTTCAGCAATAGCAACTTTTTCTTCCATTTCACGAACACGTTCTCTCCATATCATCTCAGTACCATAGCTACCAAAAATATATGCGCCCACGGTTAATAAAATTACGCCTAAGATTTCAGCAGGAAATTTATATTGACTGATTAAAGGAATCCATTTTATTAACTTGCTTAAAATATATAGAACGAGGCCGAGACCAGCAAGCCCATAACTTAACCAGATAAAAATAGCATCTGGGAGAAAACTAAGAAGCCAACTAGTCAACCACATTTTAGTGAGCTCCGAAAACGTGTAAAGCGTGAGTATAATGTTTGATTCTATCGTCTAAACCAATAAACCCGCCATTAATTTTCTTAGTCATAGTTTTGATATCGCCCGCGTCTGCTTCTTTATTAAGATTATTTTGTTCCCAAAACCAGCAAGCACTTTGAACAGCACCTTCAAAAGTTTGAAGATATTCTGGAATTTGATCCAAAGGAGTATCAATAGATGCAGCGAAAATTGTATAATTATTTTTTCCAGTTAATTGAATAAGCCCTCTACCTAGATAGCGGAAACCGTCTCCACTTGATTCGTCACTGTTTCCCATTCTATTACTGTAAACTCTATTAGCAATTTTTTCTGGTTGCTTTTCATATGATTTTGCTGTGGCCATATCTGGAAAATACTTAGGGAAAGTTTTTATTAGACTTTCAGCACGATAGTTTAAATTTTCTTTAAGGAATTTAAAGCCGCCACTCTCATGTGCGCATTGAGCAATAAACGCAGCCACACGCTGCGGAGTATTAATTTCGTATACTGGTAAAATTTCTGATAAGGCATTATACCAATAATCTAGATATGGATTTTTACCAATAATTTCACTTAATTGTTGTTTTTTAAATTCAAATGTAAAGCTCATTTATACACCTCATAATGGTTTGATTAATATTGCTTGATCATTCTTTTTTACCATGAATGAATCACCAATTTTTACAACGTCATAACTGCCAAATATCTTATTAAGATACATTACTTCTGCAGATGATTGTTCGTCTAATTTAATATTTGAATTATCTAAAATTTTTGTGTAATGATCAAATTTTTGTAATTCAAATTTTAGGCCATCTGTAAATGGTCTATATAGTGTAATAATATTTTCGTTAACAACAACATCGTCGTACATTACGTCATTAAAAAAATCTTTTACTAAACTATTTCTTGTCTCATTTAAGAATAAGTCATATTTTTCTGGAGTTGATGGCATTGTTTCTGCTATTGTTTCTAAATTATATGATTTACTCTTTGCTTCTTTATGATATCTAAATCTCCAATCGTCGATACCAGTAAGTTTACTAACACCTTCAATTATTTGATTAATATTTTTTATCACATCGTTATTTCTTTCTATCTCGACGAAAACTGAATATTTGCCATCGCTTTCTTCGCCGCTGCTTATATCAGCATCTAATACAAAAGAATAACCTCTTTCTACGAATTCCATAAGATCTAGAGCAGGTAGTCTATCTGCTACTCTGAAACTTAGAACAGCAACATCTCTATCTTCTCCCATTTTACTTTTATAGGTATCGATGAGAAAGGTTGAGGTCACAAACCCTTCTAAATCTTTTGCCCGTAGTCCCTCATTTAATTTCTTAAGCATCCTGACTCACCTCTTCATTTTGGCTTACGTTTGCGTCAGGCATCACGTTGCTGTTAATACTTGATTGTCTCATATCGTCAGACATTTTTTCGTTTTCTTTTTTAACATAACCTTGATAAATGTCTTGCATCAGTTTTTTAGGAATCGTGATGGAAACTAACCAAACTAATTTTTCATCTATTTTTCCTTTTTTACTACCTGGGCGATAGTCATCTGGATTTACAATTTTTCTAGGTTCTAAAAGTTTATCTTTTCTGTAAGTAACGACACAGTCATAGTCTGTTAACTTTTTTGCACCATCCGGATTTGGCGCTTTATCTGCGGGCCACATAAATGTACATTTAACAGTATATCTGTTCACGATCGGTCCTTCGACCAACTCGCCATCTTCCCAATTTTCAAACACGTACATGTCAAGCTCGTCTAATACACGTTCAAAATCCTTTAAGATGCTTAATGTGCTGTTTGCCCCATAAATTTCTTTGGTGTTTTTAATAACGTCAATAATATCTAGCATGGTTTAAAGTCCTCATCAATATTTAGCAAAAAATTTGGGTATATGAGCTAGGTTTTTTAACACTCGGTTAAATATCTATGCAGGTCGCTTTAACAAGGAGGTGTTCATTGTCAAGAGCGAAACATAGAGAACGTCAAAATTCTCAAGCAAACTTAATTGATATTAAACAATATCAGCAAAAAAAGCGTCAAGTCCATATAGTTCCACGCAGTTTAACGCAGGAAACTTACCTAGATTTACTTAAAAACCCACGAAAACACATTATATTTGCTATCGGCCCAGCGGGCACGGGTAAAACTCTGTTGGGTGTTCAGATGGCTATAAAATCATTGCAAGAGCAAACTGTCGAAAAAATAGTCATTACGAGACCCGCAGTCAGTGTGGATGAGGAACATGGGTTTCTTCCAGGAACATTAAATGAAAAGATGGCCCCGTGGACTAGGCCAATTTTCGATGTTTTTGAAGAGTACTATTCAACTCATGAAATAGCTAGGATGATGGATGACGGAATATTAGAAATCAGTCCATTGGCATATATGAGAGGGAGGACATTCAAAAACAGTTTCATAATAGCTGACGAAATGCAAAATGCAACACCTAGTCAAATGAAGATGTTATTGACTAGATTAGGCGAAAATAGCAAGATGGCGGTTACCGGCGACCTGCAACAAGCTGACAGACCATCTGCAAACGGCCTTTTAGATTTTATAGAAAAGTTTCAAAACACTAATTCTAAAAAATCTGTTGACATGGTACAATTCGATGTTAAAGACATCGAAAGACATGAGGCTGTAAAGGAAATTTTACGGATATACGGAGACAATCAGGCATAAAATAAAGGGGCGAATTGCCCCTTTATTCTACTTCCATCCAAGTATGGTCGCCCATGTACCTTACTTTAGTTTGGTACACGTAATCTACAGGCGGACCTGAACTCCAATCATTGGGTCCGTGATGAACTAATAGTGTTTTATTTTTTCTTTGATCCCACACTAACCAATAACTTTGTCCCATGACCACTTGAAATTGGTATTCTGCAGAGTGTACAGCATCAGTAACATCTAATCTTCTCTTAATATCAGCTGCTTGTTTTTGTAATACAGTAACTAATTCCATAATACGATCATATTCCTGCTGAGCATACATCCTAGCATGATTAATCATTATATCTTTTTGTTTAGTTACTGGGATTAGATCAAATTTAGGAGCACCTGCCTCTGTAGGGTAAGGTGTGATATTGCGATTGAAAAAAGGTACAATAGTATTTCCTATTTCAGAATCATAACTATTTCTTCCTTTAGCAGAATTTTTAGTTTTCTTAGTCAACTTTTTCTATCCACCTTAAAGCGAACCAAGTAGCATCTTTTTTGCTTTCAAAGATAAAATCTCTCCTATTTTTTTCATAAGATCCAATAATATTATTATCAATCCAAGAATGAATTTCTTTTAAATCCTCGATAGAATATAGATGTGGTAGTATAACTCTTTTCCAGCCAAGAGACTCAAGCATATTCCAAAGAATTTCTCTGTCCATCTCATTGGCTAATTCTTTGATTTTTTCTTCCATTATCCGATCTGCAAGATCTCCATCTCTATCAGTTAATAACTTTTTCTTAAGCACGGATAAATTTAAGAGTAATCATTTACAAATTTTATTAAGTTTTATTAAAGTTGCACTAAGGTTAATTTCAGGGTCTGCGATCAATGTATGATCCACCATACCTTGTTTTATGATAATAATAGCTTCATCTTGAATTACTTCGTCATCACTGAACAATGCTACATTGTCATACAACCAACGGAAAATGCCCTCAATTTCTTCTGGTCTGGAGTTTTCACAAATAATTTTTCTTGCTTTAGATATTTGTCGGGCTTTGAACATCTCTACCATTTTAATTTTCCAATCCTGCATACCTGCATCAGACTTTTCTGGAGCTAATAATTTTCCGTCTCTGCAGTTTTGCTGTACAAGATTAATACATTTTCTTAGATCAGGATATGTTACTTTGATGTATGTATCTAAAGTATCTAGATCAAATTCAATGTTTTCTTCAACTAAAATTGTGGCTGCTCTAGCTGTAAATTCTGTCTGATCAATTTTCTCAAAGTGAAAACTTTGACAGCGACTGTGTATTGCTGGAATAATTTGATTCGGATGATTGCACGTTAAAATAAATCTACTAGTACCAGCGTATTCTTCCATAACTCCACGCATAGCTGCCTGCGCTTCCGGAGTCAAATAGTCTGCCTCGTCTAATAATACTACTTTAAAAGGACCAAATGGCATCATACTGATAAAATTAGTAATACGTTCTCTTACTTCCCCAATACCACGTTCTCTACTAGCATTAATTTCAAGAATATCATATTCTGGAATTTCCAATTCATGAAGTAGCATCTTTGCCATAGTAGTTTTGCCAATTCCCGGACTACCACTAAGCAAAAGATGTGGAATACTACCATCTTTAATCCAAGATTGAACTTGACTTTTTTGATTGTTGTCCCTAAAAACATACCCATCTACTTTTTTAGGACGATATTTTTCTACCCATAATTCTTTCATTTTATATTTCCTTGAGGAGTTTCATTTTTAAAATCCATATAAGGATGAATATCATTGTCAAAAATTTGTGCCATTTGTCTCCATAGACTTTCGCGATCTTCTTGAGTCATACCTGCCTGAAAAGGATATGCGTTTTGTTCTTTGTTTAGACCAAAATCGTGTCTGTAGGTGTAACACATTGAAGTAATGATTTCATCTCGTGTTTTTATTTGCATTTTCTACTCGATATCTAAGTTCAGTTGTGGAAAAAGAATGTCCCCGTTTATTAAAATAAAATTCAATACCTTTATTGATACACTCGTATTTTCCTGTAAATTCTTTAATTTCATATTCTTCACCTAATATTCTAACATCTATAGGATAACAGAGCAATATGTCTACGAGTTCTTTTTCTGTAGCATAAGGAACAATTTGATCAACAAATTTGCAGGCTTTGAGTTGAATAAATCTTTCAAATACACCTTGGACTGGCACATTTTTTTCATTTGGACGGTCAATAGTAGGATCAGTTTGTAATCCTACTATTAAGAAATCACATTGTTTTTTTGCTTCTTCAAGCATCATTACATGTCCGGCATGAAATAAATCAAATGAAGAACAAGTAAAACCTATCCTCATTTTTTATTTTCCTTAGATTGATGTTCGTCAATAACTCGTTGTGCCCACATCTCTTCATTTTCTAAAACTGGAATATCACATTCTTCGGGTGTCGTAACATCTTTTTTGAATATGTTATCCCAGTTTTTAGAAAATTGATTCTGCGTTACACTATATGGTCTAGGTCTGGATCCCTTACTCATATTACTTTAAAAAATGTTTGTTTAAAACTTCGAGTTTATCTTCATATTCGGCAATATGTGTAATCTCGTTTTCTACAGCAGTCATCCAATCAGTATGATCATGTATAGCCATTGGGTTGTTTAGCATAACTTCAACATTCATTTTATGTTTAATTATATGCCCCGAAAAATGCACTCTGAGTGCGTCCAATAATTCTTTTCTCATATTTTCCTTGTTATCGCCTATCACCAAAAAGTTGCAATAGACTTAAAAATAAATTAATGAAGTTTAGGTATAAACTAAGCGCACCCAAAACTTCCTCCCTTCCATCACCATCACTGCTAACCATTTCTCTAATTCTTTGCGTGTCATATGCCGTTAATCCTAAAAATATTATAATGGCTACGGCAGAAATGACCATTTGCATTAGTGTGCTACCGATAAAAATATTGATTATACTAGCAATAACAATAGCGATCAATCCTACAAATAAAAAAGATCCTAATCCGCTTAAATCTCGTTTAGTAAAGTAACCATAAAAACTCATAACACTAAAAAGTACTGCGGCCCCCATGAATGCAGTAAAAATACTGCCCATGGTAAACACTGCAAAAATTGTAGCAAAACTAAGTCCCATTAGTCCAGCAAATCCATGTAGGAACAATTGTAATCCTGTTTTGTCCAATTTTTCACTGGCAAAAGTCATACCTAGGATAGCTACCAATGGAGCAAAAATTACTACCCATTTGATAATACCTGTAAAAAAGAATTCTAACAACGCAGGAGTACTACCAACAAAATAACTTACAATCATACTAGTAATAATTGCAATACTCATATGCTGATAAACTCTGCCCATAGCTTCATTAATTTCAGAAGCAGTACGATATGTTGATGTAGCAAACATTTAAATCTCCTTGTGTTTTACTTTTAAAAATTGTGAAAGTTCTGGTGGAGTCCAACCTTCTGGTTTTAATACTTTTCCATCTTCACGCTTACGCACTTTGCCTGTATCTTTGTCAATCTTAGCAAAGTTGGTACGCATTACTTCGTTCCAAGCAGCCTCACCATTAGCACCCATACTATGAATAGCACCAATAGTAACAACAAGAATATCAATTAATGCATCTAGTTGTTCAACCGGATCATTATTTTTAATAGCATCAGCTAATTCGTTAGCTTCTTCTTCAATAAGTTGTAGATACATGCCATATTGTTGCAGATTAGGTTCATCAGTGGTTTGACTGCAAGCATTCATAAATGTAGCTTGATCTTTAAAAGGATTAGTCATTTATACTCCTGGAATATTAAAATTCATTGCACCAACTGAAACACGCATGGCATCTTCTTCTGGTGGCGTATCGCTGACTAACAAAATTCCTTCGTTGTCTACCATCCAAATTTTAATAGGCTCTCCATTTTCTTCGTATTCCATACCCCTAGTCCATCTTCCATGTTGTATCAATACCCATTGACCAGGAACTACTTCTTGTTGTTCTGGCCCAATGAACAATACTTCGGCCCATCTAGGATGTAACCCACTGCTTTTTCCATCATCACTGGTAAGCACGATACCACTTTTTGTTACTGATTCGCCAAAATTCATGTTCTTTACAAAAATATTATCTCGTAAAGGACGAAGATTGCCTTTAATTAGACTCATTTATTTCTCCTGTGATTTAGACTTTTTTCCTTTAGAAAGAATTTTTTGAGCTTCCTCAGGAGTAATTTCCAAATCTCCGCCGAATTCTTCCTCTTCGAATTTTTGAATGTTTTTTAATTCAGCCTGCACCTTTTGCTCTACGATATCGTCTCTCTTTTTTAGGATGTTGCCATCAGGAGTGATTTCATCGCCCCTAGCATTTACTTTCATGTTACCTACAGCAGGAACGAGTTCATTTTTCAAACGAATGTTATCAAAATCAATTGGTTTTCCTTGCATAGTTGTATAAATTCTTCTTACCATTATAATCTCCTTGTTTATTATTTTATCATTTTAGAAATTCATGAATGTCTAAATTGTATTGTAAGCTGTTTATTTTATGCAATCCTATCAAAAATAAACAATAACTGGCTACACTTGATCCTCTACCTACACCCCACACTATATTATTTTTTCTAAAAACATCCACTAGATAGATGGCAATTGTTAGAATATGAATCATGTCTTTTTCATAAAATAATTCTAATTCTGATACAACTCTTTGATATTCTCCTTCATTAGAAGTTTTATCTAAAAGAAGTTCTACAATATTAATATCAAAATATTCTTCTGGAATAAACCAATTTTTTTGATTTTTCTTATCAAAATTTTCTAACGTGTCTAAAATTTCATTTTTTATAGAAACAGTTTTATCGACACTACACTTTTTAGCGGACACATTAAATTTTTCTACGACATTTTTGTCAATTAGAAACAAATCCGATATATCAATATCGGGATTTTGTAAAATTATATCAATGATTTCTTGTTCAGTTCTTTGAACTTGTCCGTAGGCATCAATTTCCATGTACTCATTGTACACTACTAATCAGTCTTAGTCAACCTATATTAATTAAGTCATCAAAGTCTTTACCGTCATTTTTCAATGATTGGTAATGTTTAGATTGTCTACTATCCTGCTCGTTTTTGTATTCTTCGAGTAGCATCAATACTTGACCAGAAACTGTTGGACTTATTTGTAACGCAGTGAAATATTTTTTGGTCAATTCTTTGACCTTGTCTTCTAGTTGTGAATCAGTTAAACTAGATAAATCTGACTGCATTAAAGGATGCATTATGGTTGCTGTTTGAAAATATCTACTACTGAAACAAATGTATTAATGCCGCCATCAGGACTTGCAACTTTGAATAGATATCTTTGAATATTATTAGAATTATCTGTTCTAGCACAGTCCACATAAGCATTGTTGCCGAATCCAGAACCTAAATGTAGGTATTGAGTAGAACTAGTTAATGTACTATCCAAAACTCCTTTTTGGAAACTAACTCTTTTAGTTCCTGTAGAAGAAATTATCTCTAAAAATATTTCAGAATAGCATCCTACAGGGAAATTATCTACTTGGAAAACGTTTGTGGTGTTCGATATTACATATTTTTTATACTGAAAATCACCAAAAGAAATAACACTGGTAGTAGCAGCAGCATTTACAGCGGTGTCACTTCGAATACCATGATTTTTTAAAATTAAATTACTCTGTACATTCTTTCCAAAGTCATTATTTTTGGTTTTATCAGCAGCGTTAGAATTTAAGTAAGTAATTTCTGTTTGTGCTGTAGATAATGCAGTTTTAATTCTAGCAAAATTGTCACGAAATCCTTGGCTGTCATTGTCTTGACCCGCTGCTGGATAATTTTCGTTGATTGTAGAATAAATGATTGAACTAACGGTCATATTATTTCCCTATTAATAAACTTAATATATTTATCGCCAGTCTCTCCTTCAGGACTTTCGATTATAATTCTGTCGATTACAAAATTCAATTGTTTAAAATCAAATTGATTTTTATTAATCAAATCTAAAATTCTATCACCTTTACCTGGCAAAGCATAACAAAGAGGAATAGCTTTAACGAATCCTATTGGATTTCCTGTGCCATCTTGGCTACTGTTCATCCAAAGTGGTTGGAAATCTGGATTAAATTCTAAAGGTTTTATAGATAACAAGAAATCATCTATTAGTGCAACACGTTCATTAACTAGCCCGTAGTCTTGATTTAGTGTTATATTTAATGGGTCAATGTCAATATATTGGCCTTGATTTGGTCCGCTAGTTTGATATTCCGGCAATCTTCCAAAATCTTCATAAGAAGGGGGTAATAAGACACTGTCTATTTTTTGCAAACTAACTTTTTTAAGTTCTTCTTGCATCAAAGTTATACTACTTGGGTATATTGTGTCTAACCCTGTTTCGGTAACATCGATACTAGTATCGTCCATTCTAATTTTGGTGTAATCTGCAGTTAAATCGTCGTAAATGAAATCTAACTTTATAGAGCCGGGAACACTCTTATCACCGATCTCATTAGGATCTAAAATTTCTACATAGATAACTTCATACTCAATATTGTTATTTTTTACTCCCACAGCCTTTTTAACATTGCCAAAATACAATGCTCTATCATAATAATTTCTTTTCACTGCGCTGGCATATCTTTCTGCTACAGTAGTTTCCAAACCGCCAATCAATAACATTTTTGGTATTCTTTGAACTCCGAAATTTTTATCTTCTGGACGGTATATATGATTAGCTAAAAAGATTGATGTGTCAGTGATAAAATTAAAAAAACTATCTCTACTTATTTTATTAAAAAATGGTTTTAGAAATACGCTGGTTAATGTAACATTGCTTGAAACATTGTATCTAATATTAAAATCTTTATCTACATAATAAACATTTTGTGTGTCTTTAGCTCTAACTCTGAACCTAATTAGATTGTCAACTGTAGTTTCGTCATCCCCTCGAAGTCCTGCTATAGAAAACTCTCCAACTCCATATTGATTAACGTCTATGCTAGTTACAGTTCTTCTTTCATAGAAAAATGCAGTCCAATTATTCAAATCCTGATACCAATTGCCTGAACTTCTATATTGATTCGTGCAACGATAAAGATTTCCTTCGAAATCAACTATATCATTGACTAGATACAATGTATTACTAGTATATAAACTTCTATAAGGGTAACTTGTGTAAGCAGGTATTTTGCCTATTATCTCCCCTCTTAAACTTATTGACAAGTCTGTAGGAATACTTTCTAACGCTCTGAGTCCAACTTCAATGAAAATATCTTCTCCATCATATAAAGAACTATATTTGAACCAGACATCACTGGTAAGATTTGTAGTCGGATCAGGCGCAGTATGCGGACTTATAAAGACATTGGGATCATATGCACCTTTATTTTCAAATCTAACTCTCTCTAAGTATTTCCAAATAGTATTAATTTTTCTCAATATTTTATAAGTACCAGATTCATTTATGATTCTATAATCAGCATTGATTCCTTCACTGTTGTTAGGAAAAGATGTTACTAAATTAGGTCTTAAAGATACCCATTTTCCTTGAATGCCTATATATCTAAATTCTAATAACCCGTAGTTGCTATGATTCAAATCTAACCAATAATCATTGTCAGAAGGATTAGAAGGTTTAGTTATCGGATAGTTTACTACATCCCAAACAAGTGTTGTCCTATTGTATTTTTTGATTGTGAATTCCACTTTAGCATAATCCAAAAATATGGCTAAGATATCTTGAGAAGTGCTTAATTTATCCGAATTGTTTATTAGTGCATCATACTCAGTAAAATATTGATACAACCTATAATTTTCCCAACTTCTAGTATTCAAATTATATCTGCGTAATTTTAAAAATAATCCATCATTTTTAATATTTTTAAAATACAATCTAAATTCGTTCGCAGAATTAGAGTAAGGAACATTTAATAGATAATATCCACTTTGTTTTTCTTGTGATCCTGCACCCACAGTACCGGTACTGTGTCTTACTGAATTATTAAAAAATGTGTCGTCAGAATTTCTAAAACTTAAAGAAAAGTTACTTAAATTAATATTAACTTTGTAAGTTTGACCTTTGTCTAAGTGTAAAAACGGATTTAATCCGTAGTTGTCTATATAGATGTTGCCATTTAATTCAGATACATTTAAATCGATATAATGTCCGGTATTATTATTTCCGTATCCAGGTATCAGTTGAAAATTAATATCTGCAGAAGCCAATGTACTATCGGCATCTAAACTAAACAAACTCTGCTCATTTGGTCCTAACGAGCCAATTAATGTGGGAGTATTGTAAATTATTTCATTATTAATATTACCTTTCACAGTTAATTGAAATTGTTTAAATTCACTAGCAACTTCAACGTCATCTAAAACTCTACTAGCTTTAATTGTGAAAGTATATGTTCTTGTTATTTCCGGTTGATAAGGGATAAATCCACTAATTTCCCCACCATCTTTGTCCAAGCCTAAATAGCATTGATTTAATTGTACTTTGCCGCCAGAAACATATCTATTATACAAAGAACCATTAATACCATTAATTAAAATATTATCTGAGTATAACTGATAAGTGAATTCATCAATTGATTTAACATAAAAAATATTATTGTTTAATTCTATAGTACCTAGTACGTGGCTAATTTTAATTCTAGAGGAATCTAAAAGTGCTCTAGATTTTGATAGTTTTATCTCAATAGGAAATTTTAAATTTACACCTACAATATCATATGTGTCTTGATTTGAAATAACATCTAAAGGACCAATTAAAGATTCTGTTCCATCAAAATTAAAGTCTAATAGACTGTAATAAATTTTACCAACAGTTGGTGTCGGATCAAATACTTCCAAATCAAAAGCATAATTATTGTTACCTTTTATTTCAGGAAGGGTAGAATTTGAAATCCAAATAGGTGGTTGAATATATGTTCTACTGGTATCAAAATCATTGGTGTCAGAAAATATAAAAGTAGTATCTGCTCTAAATGAATCTTCACTTTTTACTATGATAGTATAAATTTTAGAATCAGTATTGACGCCGTTGGATAATGTAACTTTAAATTTATACGTTTTAGAAATAATTCTAGAACCAGCAGTAGGTAATCCAAAACTGATTAAAGGCGATTCCAAATATCCTGAACCTGAATTAACTACTTCCAATTCAACGATAGAACCGTCAAAGGTTCTAGAAATAATTTCTCCGCCACTACCTTGTTTTAACGTTGAATACGCAGTAGCTCCTGATCCAGTGTTTTGATCTTGAAAATATACTACTGGGGGTTCATCATAGCCAGTTCCTGGATTAGTAACAGTAATAGATATGACACTGCCATTAGACATATTAGCAAATCCTGTAGCAGTTATGCCGCCTGAAATTGGACTATTGCTGAATATGACTTTAGGTGCTGTATTATATCCAGAACCACCGTTAGTAACTGTGACTAAATTAATTGATCCTCCAACTATAACTTCAGGATCAAATAAGTAACCGTTTCCACCGTAAGTAATTTGAGTAGTAGTTATTCTGCCTGACGAGATATTTACAGATCCTGTTGCAGGTGAAATTTTATCTCCATAATCAAACGGATTTATGTCGTAATAATCTTTATCATACGTACCTTGCACTAGTTTAGAGTTTATAGTAAGTTGATCTCTTATGGTGCCATATAATAGACCATTTTCAGTAAGTTTTAAACCAGGTGGTAATTCTCCACTATCTGGTTCAACATAAAAAATTATCTTTTGTCCAAAGGGAACTGCGGTTGATGAATATGTAAATTGATAATTTACAGTAGAATTATTTAGAACATACGAATCTTTTTTATTACCTAATCTTAAAATTCCTTCAGTATCTAAAATTCTAGAAACCAAATTACTGTCGATGTTTATTTTAAAAGTTCTATCTTGTATTACTTTTGATTCGTTTGGGCCAGTCGTGTTGCTGGCTCGTAATACAAACTCGTAAGTTAAATCTATCCCTTTATCTAAAGGAATTCCAAAGATAGTTTGATTTTCTCCGTCTACCTTTAATCCAGGAGGAAGAGAACCAGATATTAATTCAATTAAACTAGTGTTGGAAGCACTTAACTGTATTTGAACAGATTGCCCTTGTAGGAAAGTTCCTAATAGACCTGATTCAGTTTGCCAAAAAGGTTTTATTGTTGCCATTTTTATGCCACGTTTGCGATACGCCACCAATAGTTATTCAAAAATATGAATGTACTTGAACCATTGGCATCTTGTGCTGCTATATTGATTTGTCTAGAAGCTCCATTTATATTACCACTTAGTACCAAATATCTTGGTCTAGTGTCTAATGCATCACCGTAAACGCCACGGTCCTGCATGATAATTGTTTTAATTTGGCCAATGTTTCCATTAGGCAAATCAGCAAATGCTAGGTTAGAATTGCTATCTGTCCAGTTAAAAGTTCGAACAAACGTAGTTGGTGTTGTTAGACTTATTACTTGAGATTGTGAGTTTGCTGGGAATTCAATAACATCAAAACCTTGTATGATTAATCTACTACTTACAAGTTCTAAGTCCCCGCTAGAAACAACTACTGAACCACCATTAGTGCCTGGAATTAAATTTAAATCTGATCCAGGTACTGATTGTGTTACAGCATTACCTGATATAGTAACATTACCACCTTTCAGTGTTTGTGCAGTCACTTGTTGTGATACTGGCAAGTTCCCTGTAATGGAAATACCACTGATTGTTGATTTAAGAGTTACTGTAACTCCATTGGCAGTTGTATTAGTAGATATGTTTGAGCTGCCACTAATACTTAATACATCTCCCTTATCTACAGTCAAAGTTCCGCCAGTATCACCAGCTACTTGATAATTTTGTAGGCTGTCAGTTCTAACAGAAAGAACTTCAGTATCGACGTATAATTTTGTAGTAGCATCATTATTACCTGTAGGAGCTGCTAAATTAATAATAGGTTTATTACTTACATCAACATTTGTTGCAGGATTTAACACCAATTGTGCTGTAGATGTTAAAACTTGATTACCAGTTCCTGTTAATGAGATAAATCCTGCTGATACTGTAGCACTGGTTGTAATGTTGCTAGATGAAATAATTTGACTGTTTGTACTTACTTGACTAGAAATTGTTATTTGTGTATCAGCTGAATTTTTAGTCAAATCAGTTACAAATAATTTAGAAACATAAACATCACCGTTAGTGTCTCTTTTAATTAAAGTGTTTGCGACATTAGATACTGATTCATTTATATCAAAAGAACCAGTTAGAGAATTATAGCTCAATGCTTTGTTCGATACAACACTTAATGTATTTTTTACTCTAGTTTCTGTAAAATATTGATTTGTGGTTCCTTCATCAACATCATCACTATCTAAGTCGATAGTTTGTGTGCCATCAAAGGTAACTCCATTAATTGTAGTAGAATTTAATAATCTCGTAGCAGTAGTAGCATTGCCGCTAAGATTTCCATTTACGTTTACGTTCAATACGCTGGCAAAGGTTATTCCTGATGATGAAGAATTAACTATTAAAACTTTTTCTGCATCGCCTGGCAGATAAGTGGAAGGTGTATCAGTTAAATTTAAAAACGTAGTTGGAGTTACACCCCCACTACCACTTCCGGGAGTAATCCATTCTAAAAGATTGTTAGGGTTGATTCCATCTGGCACCCTAACTGATAATACTTGACCAGGAGTACCTATTGTTTTCGGAAAACTATATCCTCCTATAGCCGTTCCCTCTGCGTTGTCACCGAGACCGATTAATAATGCTGGATCGTAATCCCCATAAAAATTAATATATTTGCCAGTGGCTTTATTATCTAAAATTAAATCAAAATCTAATTCTTCTATATCAGTTTTTAAAGGTTCTTGGGAAATACTACTATCAGCAAAATTTAAAGAAGGTTTTATTTTAGCATATTCAAAATCTAAATTAGATACTGTGACTCTTCCATTTCCTCGAGCTACAACTACGTCAGAGAACACATCTGAAATATCTTCTGGTGGAACATTTGGATCAGAACTGAATAAAATATTTTTTCTTCTAGCTCTAACTCTAACTATAAAACTACTATAATCGGTGGGAATTTCTTGTAGACTTAAATTTCTTTCACCGTATGTAGCCATCGACAACCAGCCGTGATGTGTATACGTAGGAGAAGATACTCTAGTAATAGTTGTGGTCCCGCTACCCCAAATACCAGGATCAGTGTCATATTTTACAACTACAGACGTTGACGTAGTATTACTAATATAATGTATTCCGTTGTAATCACTATTTGAATTTCCAGAAATAGTCCAACGTTTATAATTATAATCTATAGTTTGCAGTTGATCTGGAATAGTCAATGTTACATAATAAAAACTTCCAACTTGAACTTTTGAAACAAACGATGAAACAGTAATAGGACTTAAATCACTAAAATTAGGTAATTGATTTGATATTTCATTTGTGCTTTCAAAAGCAATGGCTGTACCTAAATTTGTTAAATTTGTAAAATTATTACCACTAGCTCTAAGTTTTAATGCTTCTGACATTCCAGAAGTTTGTTGACGCATTGAAAGTATTGTTGATTTACTACCGTAATCTATTGTTGGAACCCTATAATCTTCTAAAAAGTTTGAATGGTATAAACTTTTTATAATTAAAGGATTGTCTATAGTATCTTTAGCAGTAATCTCAATTTTACCTTGACCAGTGATACTTTGTTGATTAAGATCAACACCGCCAGAAATAATGTCCCCAGTGAAACCTCCACTGACATCACCAAAAAGGTTACCTTGGAAAGTTGCCGGAGTTCCTGCGGTACTGACTACGATGATATCTGGATTTGGTAATCCGTTACCATCTACTCCAACTCCTTTAATTGCTACATTGCCGTAGTGAGTTCCAGTGGTGTTACCCAAAAGACTACCAGTGAATCCATTTGTGGTTGCAGTTATAGATGTACTTACAATAGTATCGGCAAGAATATCGTCAGCATGTAGATCTTGTAATATTGTGTTAGAGTTAACAGTTAAAGTTCCATTAATTACAGCAATTCCAGGAAATCCACCTTGACCATCTGGTATACCAACAGTTAATGTATCTACAGTAGCAGAACCGACGATATTAATGTTGCCTGTGCCAATAATATTTTTAGTATTAAGATCTAAACTTCCCGAAAGTATCGGAGCTAAATCATCTGATAAATTAAAAATACCAGTTAAGGTTAATGTATTACCTAACAGAGTTGTTTGTACAGCGCCTTCACCTTTAATTCTAAAACTGTCATTGGGATTAGCAGCATCATAATATGAAGTATTGCTACTACCAACATAAATTCTACTAAAACTATCTGGAGAAGTGACTGAATTATTAATAGAAATTACATTACCACTTTGGCTAATTGTTATTCCTGAACCTCCAGCTATTGTTCTAAAATTTAAAGTTTCATTAGTCTTTCCAATGTAAACTTGTCCAGTACCACCACCCAAATTGGCACCTATGTTAGTTTCCCCACCGATAGTTGCTAACAACTGAAAGTTGTCATTTACTTTTAGGAAGGCTGATCGTAGGTCATCGCCTGTACCGTCATTTGGATTTGTTCCGATATTTACGTATTGAATTGACATTTTTCTTCCTATTTCCTATATTTACCACTTTATTCTAACTATAGATTTTACCAAGTATCCCCGCCCCAGGACACACGCTTCCAAATATTTGTAGAAGGAGTAGGACCCCAAGCAAATTGGGCCTGGCCCGGAATTGTTAATGGGCTACTTACAAACACTACATAAAATCCTGGATTACTGCTATTTACTTGATCGATAATTCTTGTTTCGCCGTTGTAATAGACTGTCCAGCCTACTTGAGGTAGTTGGTATGTATCAGCAACAAGATATCCGTTATTAACCCCATTGGCATCGAATTCTTGAGCAAGCATATGAACAACGTTATATGTTGTTCCGCCAAAATTTTGAGTACAGTAGTATATGTAAGAACTGTCAAATGCTACTTGACCTTGTTGATCTCCAAGTGCTCCAGTGCTGGATGTGGGAGCATCTACCAACAATCTAAATTTACTGCCCACTATGTCAACTTGATCTCCACCGTTAGGATTACCTATAAAAACATTTCCACTGCTGTTATAGCCAATAAGAATGTTACCGTTTGACCTAATATCTACGCCGTTATTTTTACCGTCTACGACCAATCTTGGACTACCGCCGTACTCTGTTTCTATAGTCATTCCGCCTGGAAGTGTTAAACTACCATCTGTACCAAACTGCCAAGTATTAAGAGTACCTACGACCGGAGTCATTGCTGTGACTTTGATATCTCCGTTATTATAGAAGATATTAAAGGCATCGTTTAACCCATCATCGTTGGTATTAGTACCCTGTGTGAAGATATAACCTGCTGTGTTGTTTGAGTGGGGAAATACTGCGGCAACCTGTTTGTCAACTTCTGCTTCAGGAAGTTGTAGATATGCTCTGCTGAATGTTTCTCCCAGTTGATCTATACTAAATCTAAATGCCTTATCGCTGGCATCGTCGGCAGGAGTTATGTTAACAACACGCCCTATCTGTGATGGTGTAGGACCCGGTGATAAAAGTGGAGCACCGTGTAGGTCACCCGGTAATATTAAACTACCACCATTAGTAAATTCCCAATCGTAAGTACCAGCACCAATGGATACTCCACTTACAGCACCATTTAGTCCTATTCGAGCCGCTCTTTGATTTTCAGCAATCGTGCTACCTGCTCCTAAGATCAATACACTTTCTTCTAATGTCTCGCCGAGTAAATCCTTTACAGAGGCACCGCCTGGGAATGTTATACTACTATCATCCCCAAACTGCCATTGATAAGCACCATCGTCAGTATAGATATTGACAACACCTGCGGCTTCAACATTAAAGTTGGTTACATTGCCGACTTCTACATTTCCACCGTCTGTAC